TTGTGGAACGTCGCCCTCCCCTTGTCTACGTCTGCCTCGATACTGACGCAAGGGTGGAGGCACTAGACCTGATGGAGAAGTTGGTCGGGTACGACCTGACCTGCGCCCTGGTCGAGCTTCCCGGAAAAGACCCGGGCGACATTGGGTTCGAGGGGGTCCGACAGGCGGCAGAGCAGGCTCGGCATGTGACCGGTTCGGCTGGGTTGGTGGCGGTCGGGGGCCGACTGTGAGGATCGCTCACGTCTCCGACCTCCATATTCGGAACTTCAAGTATCGTCGCGAGTATGCGGAGGCATTTGTCGATCTGTATGGAAAGCTCGACAAGCTGCGGCCGGATCTGATCATTAACACGGGAGACACGGTTCACAGCAAGCTGGCGGTCTCGCCCGAGCTGTTCGATGACGTTGCCAACCACCTTCTCTGCATGTCATCGATCGCCCCGCATTGGCTGGTGCTCGGCAATCATGATCTCAATCTAAAAAATCCGGGAAGGACCGACGCGATCTCGCCGATAGTCCGAGCCCTCCAGGGACGAACGAAGCACGAGCTAAGGATGCCCGGGCCGTACCGGCCTGAAAGGATGCTCGGTGGATCGTTTCAAGAGTTCGCATTCTATTCGTATGACATCCGAAAGCCGGTCCAGAAGGTAATCCCGCAGTCCATCGACGTCAACATCGGACTGTACCACGGGTCCATCTCAGGATGCGTCACAGACCAGGGATTTGTGATGGAAGAGGGCGAGGCTGAGGTAGACCAGTTCAAGTGGATGGACTACGTCATGATGGGCGACATCCACAAGCGTCAATCGTTCCGAGACGGGAGGCTGCAGTATCCCGGCTCGCTGATCCAGCAGAACTACGGTGAGGAGCTCGTCAAGGGGTTCCTCCTGTGGGACATCCAGGATAGGAAGAATTTTTCCGTAAGCTTCCACGAGGTGAGGGCGCCAGGCCGATTCTACACGATCCAGGTGCCGTCTACGCTGAGCTTGGATGACGTCGATGTTCCCAAGGGCTCCCGCATCAGGGCGATGGTCCAGGGAGAGCTCTCCCCGTCAAAGCGGATGGAGCTCGAGAGTGCCTTGGTGGCCAAGTTCGAGCCCCTCGAGGTCATAACGCCTGACTCTTCTGGAGAGAAGGCCGCCGCGGAGGCTCCCGACATCGATGACCTGGTCGGATCCAGGGAGCAGATGATGCGGGACCATCTGAAAGAGCGGGGAATCACCGATGCGGATGAAGTCGATGAGGTCCTGAAGCTCTTTGCAGAGTTCGAGAAGGGATTGGACCTGGACGACTCGGCCCGCGGGACCACCTGGCAGCTGCACAGGATCTCGTGGGACAACATGATGAACTTCGGAGAGGGAAACGTGATCGACCTGACCAAGCTGAAGGGCCTGGTCGGGGTCTTCGCACCCAACGCCTCCGGAAAGTCATCCATCTTCGACATCATGCTGCAGTCTCTGTTCGACAAGGTGGCCAAGGACGTTCCTCGGAACATCGACCTGGTCAACGATAACAAGGACTCCGGTAAGATGACGGTGGAGTTCGAGTCCAATGGTACCCCGTACTGCATCGAGAGGACCATCGAAAGGATCCATTACGGTCAGCGAAAGCTCGCGGAGACCAAGCAGTGGGGCAAGACCTCGCTGGAGTTCTCAAGTGTCGATGATTCGCTCAACGGGACGAGCCGACCCGAGACTGAGCGATCCATCAGGGCGATCGTCGGCAACTTCGATGACTTCGCCTTGACCACGATGGTCTCCCAAAACCCAATCTTTGGCCTTCCCGGGGGCGGCGACATCATCAATTGCCGTGAGACGGACAGGAGGAAGATCCTCTTCAGGTTCCTTGACCTCGATGTCTATGAGAGGGTCAACCAAGCGTGCAAGGAGGAGCTGAAGACCATCCTCGGAAGCCTCAAGGGACAGGACCGGGAGGCCCTAGCGAGGTCCCTGGAGGAGATCGAGTCGGAGCTCCTGTACAAGCAGTCGCTGCTCACATCTGAACGCGTCGGTCTTGAGACCGATGGGTGCGTTCTTGTCCAAAAGAGACAGGAGCTGGCCCAACTAGAGGCCGACGACAGGGCCCAAGACGCCCAGGACATCACCAAACTGGATGATGCCGCCGTCATGGCCGCTAAGAGGTTCCGTAAGGCCCACGAGGCACACGAGAAGTCGGAGAAAGCCTGCAAGGAAGCAGATGAGGCTTACATCAAGCTGATCGAAAACAAGCCCGAGAGGCCCACGATCACCCTCGAGGAGCTCACTGCCAAGATGGAGAAGGTTAGGACTGAGCGAGAGTCCGCCAAGGTCAACCTGTCCAAGCAGAAGGACACCCTCTCTCGTGGCAAGAAGGCCCTCGTGACCCTCGACGGGGTGCCCTGTGAGGGCAAATTCCCAACCTGTAAGTTCATCAAGGATGCGAGTGAGTTCCTTACGCAGAGGGACATCGTCGAGGCCGCGCTGAAGTTCTATGAGGCCGTCGTTGACGTGTCAAACGGTGAGATTTCGAGCCTCGAAGGGTTCGAAGTGATGCACGTTGCGGTGGCCAGGTGGGAGAGGCAGGTCGTTGAGGCGAAGGCCAAGTACGAGCGTCTGTTCATGGAGACGAAGGCGCTTCTTACCGAGCGGGATGCCGCCCTTGATGCGAGCCTGGCGGCCGAAAAGGCCCACAGAGAGGCACTTGAGAAGCTGGATCCGACGATCGGCCAGCAGATCAAGGACATGAAGGACTACATTCAGACGACCGAGAACATCGCCAACGACAGGAAGCGAAAGATCGAGCTCTATCTGAGACACATCGGTGCCGCGGAGGCCAAGAAGGCGGCCGCCGAGCGACTTATCGCTGAGCTCGATGACATGAAGAAGAAGGTTCGGACGTATGAGCAGCTCGCGGAGCTGACTGGAAAGAACGGCCTGCCATATCGCATCCTGATGCTCGTCCTTCCGATCATCAATGATGAGATTTCGAAGATTTTGACGGGAATCGTGAGGTTCAACGTCTTCTTCGAGGACGACCCTGAGGAGCAGACTGTCAGCCTCTTCATCCGCTACGGAGATTACAAGAGCCGGCCGCTCTCGTTGGGTTCGGGAGCCGAGAAGTTCATCGCCTCCCTCGCGATCAGGGTCGCCCTCCTCAGCGTATCGTCCCTTCCCAAGACTGACATCCTGGTCATCGATGAGGGATTCGGAAAGCTCGACCCCGAACATCTCGAAGCTCTACAGAAGATGTTCGAATACCTAAGGGAGGCGTTCGGCACGGTCTTCATCGTGTCCCACGTCGATTCTATGCGGGACATCGTCGATCACAGCCTGGACATCACCAGCATCGACGGGTACGCACACGTGGAGGCGGTGTGATGTTCATGAAAGACTCAGACGGGAAGAAAAGCTTCACCGTCACCATCTCAATCATCACTTTCGCGGTGGTGATGTTGAAGGTCCTAGTCGGAGGCACGGCGTTTAGCGTCGGGAACTTCTCCGTCTCGTTCGGTAATATCGGCTCGGACGAGATCGTCGCCCTGCTCGGTCCGACCCTCACGGCGTACACCGCCCGCAGGTATACCGACGCCCGCTTCGCTCCGGCGGAGGATCCTGGCGAGAAGTCGTCGGCAGGTGCTGAATGAAGTGGGGAAAGTACGTCGGATGGATCGTTCTAGTGATCGCGGTGCTCGCGGTCGGATTCAAGTTTGGGGACTGGTGGCGCACCCGTCAGTCCGTTGACGCGATCGCCAAGCTGTCGACCCAGCTTCAGAAGACGACTGAGACCCTTGAGATCACCACAGGTCTCTATTCGAAGCAATCGTATGCGTACGAGAACCTCACGAAGTATCTCTCCTACAAGACGGACGAGACGGCCGCACTTCAGAAGGAACTCGAGAAGAGCCGGGCCGACCTGCTGACGGCAAACCAGCTCACTCTGAAATGGAAGAAGGCGTATGAGGCCGTCCTCGCCGCCAACCAGACCGAGGAGCCTCCTGCCGATAGCGGAGGTCCGACGCGAAAGAGGGTCGACTTCTCCGGACGTCTTGGACCGATCCAGGCGTCGGGGCACACTCTCACCGATCCCGCGGAGGCATTCCTTAAGCTCGAACAGGTCATTCCCCTGAAGCTCACGGTCGCTGTGGCTCAGAATAGGGACAAGACCTGGACGACCTTCGTCACGTCCTCTGATCCGAACATCGATGTGAAGGTGGACCTTGCAGGAGTCAACCCGCTTGTGATCTCTCCGAAATGGTACCAGAGGATCTGGATGGACCTGGGGGCTGCCGCCCTCGGGGACCCCGCCGGGTACCTCGGTCTCTCGTGGCGCGGTGACCGGCTCTCGGTCGGAGGAATGTGCTATGCGTCCGGCGGCTCCATGAACGGTTGCGGAGCGACGCTGGGAGTCAGGCTGTTCAAGTGAAGCGAGCCTCTAAGAAGATCGTCTCTCCCGTCACGCTGCGAGAGGTCTACCAGCTGCAGGGAGACTTCTCGGCAAAGATGATCATCGACCCAGCGGTATCTCCGCAGATAGAGAAGGTCGAGGTCGACATTCGAAACTCCGATGGGAAGACGATGGAGTTCACCGCCCGCCGGTGGGGGACCAAGCTGACCGTCTCATTCAGGATCGACGAGTCTACTCCGGACGGTGTCTCGGTCATCGACATCCTACTCATGCGAAAGGACGGGCCGTCCATCAAGGAGCGGCTCGATTTCTGGGTGGTGAAGTAAAGATGACGTGGATCGACAGGGCCAAAGACCGCGATGAGGGATCTCGGACGCCGACCTGGTGTCCCGTCTGTGACCTGGTCATGAAGAACGGACCGGGCGGAGATGACAAAACCTATTTCAAATTCGGATGTTGCAGGTACTGCTTCATCGAATTTGTCGAGCATCGGGAGGAACGGTGGGCCGAGGGCTGGCGTCCGACTCCTGAACAAGTTGCCAGAATGATTGAGAATATGCGCGGCTAATAGGCGGGCCCTACTTATCCCGAACCTAGGGAGAGGGCCCAAATGCCGAAGCCGAAAGACGCAGAGAGCTACGATGTCGCGGGGACCCGCTACCGCCAGCATGAGGACCCGATTGCAGTCCTCGGACAGGCGCTCGCGGACTATGCAACCCCGAATCCGTCCAGGGGATACACCTGGCGGATCAACGGTAACCTGATCACGCTGTATTGCCACTGCCACGAGCGCGGACTGGGCGATCCCGGTCGCCGTGCCGCCCAGGTGGACGCCATGTCGAAGGGCATGGACAAGTTCGTCGCCGGGCTAAAGAAGCAGCACCGCGAGATCAGCGGAAAGACGCTCTCCATGAAGGAGAAGAAGTCTGCCCGCGGATATGACCTCCAGAAGGTCTCGATGAACGATCGATGGGACATCGTCTACCGTCGGACGTACGAAGTCGGGGACCTGATCAGGAATCCCGAAGAGGACTGATCCTGGATGAAGAAGGCCTCTGTAAAAGAGGAGATCCTTCGTTGCGGACGTGATCCTGTCTACTTCATCGACAAGTACGTCAAGATCCGCCATCCGACCCGCGGACTGATCCCCTTCAAGACGTTTGACTACCAGAAGCGCACGCTGGAGAACTTCCACCGTAAGCGCTTCAACGTCATTCTGAAGCCCCGCCAGATGGGCTTCACGGAGATCACGTCTGCGTTCATCGTGTGGCTCATCCTGTTCCACCCGGACGCCTCTGCCCTCTGTCTCTCGACCAAGTCCGAGACTGCCAAGAACGTGATCAGGAGGGTCCGAACGGCCCTTAAGAACATCCCGAAGTGGCTGCTGATCTCGGACATCCAGACGGACAATAAGACCTCGATCGAGCTCTCCAACGGTTCGTGGGTCAAGTCGGTCGCCAAGTCCGCCGATGCCGGCCGTTCTGAGGCTCTGACCCTGCTTGTCATCGACGAGGCCGCCCACATCGAGGGCTTCGACGAGATCTGGACCGGCATCAAGCCGACGGTCTCTGCCGGCGGTCGCATCATCATGCTGTCCACCCCGAACGGCGTGGGCAACGTCTTCCACAAGGTCTATGACGAGGCCAAGAGCCGGGTCAATGACTTCAACGCCATCCGGGTGGAGTGGTGGGAGCATCCGGAGCACATCGCCAACCTTCACATCGACCAGAAGACCGGGAGGCACACCTCCGACTGGTTCAAGAAGGAGACGAAGGGCTTCTCGGCCCGACAGATCGCTCAGGAGTATGAGTGTGAGTTCCTCGCCTCCGGCGACACGTACTTCACCACTGACCTGATGGCCCTGGTTCAGGCGAAGCTCCTTCCCAACGCCACCCTCGAGAAGGGCCTCCAGATCTACAAGGAACCGGTCCTTGGAGCCCAGTACATCATGGGAGTCGACTGCGCTACCGGAAAGGGAGAGGACGACGGAGGCGCTCACGTCTTCGAGGTCCAGTCCATGGACCAGGTCGCTGAGCTGAATCAGAAGATGCTTCCCAACGAGTGGGCCGCGGCCATCTATGACCTCGGCATGAGGTACAACAAGGCTCTGATGGTGATCGAGAACAACGCCGTCGGTCTGGCGGTCATCGAGCACCTGAAGCTGCTGAACTACCCGAACCTCTTCTACTCGAAGAAGGGGGCGAAGGCCGGCGATCGCCTCGGAGATGCCGGAAATGCCGCCGAGGGATCGATGTCGAGCGAGTACGTGCACGGCGTGATGACCCTCGGTCCGAACAGGCCCTTCATGCTCTCGAAGCTGGAGGAGCTCATCCGCCTCGAGGCCATCCACTTCCACTCCTCTCGGTTCCTCTCTGAGATGCAGACGTTCATCTGGAACAACGGACGTCCCGAGGCTCGCTCCGGAAAGCACGACGACTTGATCTTGGCCGCCGCCCTGGCGGTCATCGTCCGCGACAACATCTACGGAGGCGTGTACAACACCCCAGACCTGACTGCCGCGATGATCCGCGCGATGCACGTGGTGAAGCCAGTGAACACGCAGATTCATGGCGCATCCAAGAACCCCGACCACGTCCCGGTCAGGGCGATGGGAGTCTTCAATACTCCCTCTAGACCCTACGTTATGCAGATGCCGAATGGCCGTTACATCGACCTGATGGCTGAGATGGGCATGTTTACTCCCAGGAAGGGCTGATCACGATGGCCGGCGAAGAATCTGTTTGGAAGAGGCTCACGCGGTTGTTCCGCAGCGGGCCCGTCGTCCGTCACAAGATCGCCGGCGGCGAGCGGATCCAGTCCCCGCAGGGATCCGCCAGGGCCTTCAAGAAGGAGCTCTCCTCCCTCTATGTCCGAGCCCTGGCGAGCTACGCCAACTACGAGCGCCTCAGCCGGTACAGCGACTATAACGAGATGGAGTACACCCCTGAGCTCCACTCGGCCCTTGACATCTACGCCGACGAGGCCACCGTCAAGAACGACGACGGCGATGTCATCGAGGTCACCTCGAAGAACGCCGAGATCAAGGACATCCTCGAGACGCTCTTCCACGATGTCATCAACATCAACTTCAACGCGTGGTCGTGGATGCGGCACTTCTGCAAGTTCGGCGACTTCGTGCTCTTCGTCGATGCCAACGAGGAGAACGGAATCCTGAACCTCATCCCGATCCCGATCAACGAGATCGAGCGTGAGGAGGGGTACGACCCGAAGGACCCGATGGCCGTCCGTTTCCGCTGGCAGACCCGCGGGAATACGATCATCGAGAACTGGCAGGTCGTCCACTTCCGCCTTCTTGGAAATGACGCCTATCTCCCGTACGGCTCCTCGGTGCTCGAGCCTGCCCGTCGCATCTGGCGCCAGCTGATCCTCATTGAGGACGCCATGCTGGTCTACCGCATCGTCCGGTCTCCTGAGCGTCGAGTCTTCCATATCGAGATCGCGAACACCCCTCCTGACCAGGTCGACGCCTTCATCGAGCAGGTGAAGACCCAGATGAAGAGGAACACGATCGTCGATTCGCAGACGGGTCGTGTGGACCTCCGCTACAACCCGCTGAGCGTTGAGGAAGACTACTTCCTCCCGAAGCGCGGCGAGCAGAAGTCCCAGATCGACACCCTCGCCGGCGGACAGTTCACCGGCGACATCGAGGACGTCCAGTACATCCAGAGCAAGATGTTTGCGGCCATCAAGATCCCGAGAGCTTACCTCGGCTACGAGGACCAGCTCGGATCCAAGGCCACCCTGGCCCAGGAGGACGTCCGCTTCGCCAAGACGATCGAGCGCATCCAGGCGCTCTTCGTGTCCGAGCTCAACAAGATCGCCATCATCCACCTCTACCTCCTCGGATATCGAGGGGAGGACCTGGTCAACTTCAACATCGAGATGGGCTCTCCCTCCACCGTCGCGGAGCAGCAGAAGCTCGAGCTCTGGAGGATGAAGCTTGAGGTCGCCGGCATGGCCCAGGAGGGCATCTTCGACCGCTCGTTCATCTACCGCAAGTTGTTCAACCTGAACAACAAGCAGATCGCAGCCATCAAGGATGGAAAGAGGATCGATAAGCTGGAGGACACCCTGCTGGCCTCCATCGAGCAGCCTCCTCCGGCGGCTGGCGGTGAGGGAGCTCCGGCGGAGGAGCCTCCGGCCCCCGGAGCCGAGGAGCTTCCACAGACCCTCGGGGGTCCTGAGGGAGGGGCTCCGGACATCTCCCAGGTCCAGCAGATCGCAGCCCTCGTCCGGTCCGGCATGACCCTGGCCGAGGCGAGGAAGGTCTTCAAGGACAAGAACATGGGCAGCACCGGCAACCGCGCGGAGATCGCGGTGGACTTCGGCAAGGACCTCTTCTCGACAGGAGAGGACCCGCTGATGCTGACCTTCGGAACGGAGAAGCAGACCGCATCCGATCCGAACGACCTCCGGGCCCTCGGACGGATGATCACGCGTCCGTTCTCCGAGGAGGAGGAGGTCGAGATGCCGGGCGAGGACGAGATCGACATGGTTGAGCAGATGCTCGAGGCGATCGGCCGCCACATCCGCGGCGGCTCGGCGTAAGGCATAGTTACAGCGTCGGAGGAATGGCAATGCAGAAGCTGCGCCACAATAAGAAGAGAAACCTGGGGCTCGTCTACGAGTTCCTGACCCGTGAGGTCTCAAGCGCTCTGGTGGCTGAGGACAGGCCCAGGGCCGCGAGGGCGATGGAGATCATCGCTCGGCATCTGTCTCCGGGGACCCCGCTCCACGAGGAGCTCTCCCTCCACCGCCAGGTGATGGAGGCCAGGGGGCTCAGCGAGCGGATGGCCAAGAGGATCATCGATGAGTTGAAGGCCGCCGGCATCCGCCTCGCGGCGACAGCATCTCGTCGGGAGGCCGCCAAGTCCGCCCTCATCCATGAGATGAACAAGCGGTTTGGGAAGGAGATCTTCGACCGGTACAGGATTGCGGAGTACACCGCCCACGCCTCGGTCAACATCCTCATGTCCCGCGGGGTTGACTCCAGGCTCGATGAGACCGTCGAGGCCGCCAAGGTCGAAGAGCACCTTTTGGAGTTCCTGACCTCCAAGCCGACGGACCCGGTGAAGTTTGACCGGGAGGCCTCGCTCTACGCATACAGGACTGCGGTCGGTCTCTTCGAGCAGGAGTACGGCAAGGAGCTCACGCAGCCCCAGTCTGACCTGCTGAGGGAGTACGTCCGCGTCTCCCTTGGAGGAAACCCCGCCCCGTTCAAGAGGACATTCGAGAAGCAGAAGAACGAGCTCCGTGAGGTGCTACGGTTCCGGCGCTCTGACGAGGTCTTCAAGACTGACGCGGAGATGGCCGCTCGTCTCGATGAGGCGCTCGCCGGCCTGGACGCTCTCGACGCCTCCAAGGAGGAGTCCGTGGAGCAGCTGATGCTCTACCACAACCTCAGGAAGGAGATCGAGTCGTGAACGCAACTGACAAGCAGGTCAGTGACCTTATGTCACTCGTGAACAATGCAGATGGGCCGACCGGAGATCGCATCTGCGCAGCCGCAGGCGTCGAGTATCTCGACGACGTCGAGACTCTTTGCAGAATCGCGCTCAATCCTCGGGCTGGACGCCATTATCAGGAAGCCAGGGCAAAGATTGCGATTATTTTGTCCAAGCTCGGAATGGGATCTACATCTGAGGCTCGGTACCCCGCTTACAAAGATCCCGATGCTCCCTACGGGCAGCAGAAGTCTGACGCCATGTTCGACATGGGCGGACACAGGAACATGAAGAAGGCGATCGCCGTCGGCGCCGCCATGAGGAACAACGGATACGCTGACACTCGGTACCCCGACATGAGCCACGAAGTCGAGCTTGAGGACATGGACTTCGACTTCAGCGACTCCCCCCAGGAGCCCGCTCCGGCGAAGCGGAAGGGTCCTCCCGCCGCCGTGCCGATGAAGCGCAATCCTGCGCTCGCCAGCCGTGGCCACTCGTACAATCCTGGGATGCCTCCTCGCAAGAATGAGGCTCCGGAGCAGCCCGGACAGCCCCGACGCCGCGCCGGATCGCAGACGGTCCAGATCACGCCTCCGAGGCAGCAGCCTCC